GTTTTCTAACTTTACCGCATTTTATTATGCTTAAAAAATTTTGATTTAATTTTGGTCACATATCAACGATATCAGGAAATTTAAAACATGCTAATCAAAACAAAATTTTGTGGTTAACTCGGGAGTTAAAAAGAAATAGCTTTCTTTTGTTTTTTTTGAAAAAAAATTTCTAAATTTATTTTTATAAAAGCAGTATTTCTTTAAGATTAGATTTACGATTTGCTAAAATATTTCGTGTCAATTATCTTTAACTAAGCTTATTTAGCTTTATAGTCTCTTTAGTTCTGAAACAAAACTAAATTTTAAAATATGCAGTTAAGAATATTAAACAATGAAAAAATTTTTGATTTAGTTATCCTGAATGAACATTTTCATATTTTTTTCTAATAAGTGAACTGTTTTTTTTTAATCTTATCAAAATATGGTGCCAGAAGTTTCGGTAAAGCCAATAAGATAATCGTTATTTTATTATTTGGTTTAAATTGTAAATAGAAAATAAGTTTTTTTTAGTAACTGCTAGTTTTTATTAGTAGACTTTAAACTTTTTGGATAATTTTTAGGAATTTAGAATATAGTATGTAGCGATAAAATGTTTTTATATACTTTGGAATATCTTATTTGAAAATAATATTCTGAGAATTAAATAGTTGTTTTCTTGCAACTTTATTTACTTTGTTTTTTACTAAAGCGTAGTTAGTAAAAAGAGTTAGTCATTCTTGTAATCTATGCTATCAACAATTGAGTGTATTAGATAAATTATTTTTTATTATATTTTAAACATATTAAACACTTAACCTAAGTAGTACGTCGGCAACGATGAAATTTAAAAAAATAGATGAGAAGGGAAACAACTTGTGAATCATATTATTTAATTCGATACAACGCGAAAATCTTATCTTTTTTTGTATTATAGTAATGTTTTTGAATATTTCTTTTAGTTTATCTTATATTTTACGCTATAACAGGTATTGCACGGTTGTCGCCAGATCTTATTGTTAAATGTCTAGTTAATTCTAGTAAAGATCGAAACTTTTTTACTTTAATTATTAATATTAAAACTATAAGTATATTGCTTATTTTTAATAAGCTGAAAGATAAAATGACGTCTAAATCAATGTGGTCTTAAAATTGAGAGCTTTCAATGTGATGCAATGAAAAAATAATAAAAAGAAGCATTATCTTATGATTAATAGCTAATCTTTAAATTTTTTCATAACGGATTATATTTTGTAACTCAAATATATAAAGTTGGAATAAGTAGTAATCTCCTTCTAATTCTGTGGGGGTGAATTGTTAAAAACTCTTTTTTACTTATCGTCCATCGTTTCAAACTATTATTTTGCAAAATAAGTTGTATTTTATTATATAATTCTTTTGTAAAATAGTATTTTGAGTAAGTTGTAGCTTGAAAGCCTAGTTCAAACAACTCAAAGTTGTTTAACTTTACAGGTTTATGAAGAGGGATGTTGCAATCACCGTTAGCTAAAGCTAACTGCGCCTGCAATACATCGTACTTACACTTTGTGGCATAATGCCCCTTGTTGTAATAACGGTACGTATCGATATTTGGCACATTTGCCATTTTTCGATAATCTCCTCGCATCCATCCGTTGTAGATACTAAACTCATCTTCCGTTTCCGGTAGATAATCCATTAATTGCTCGCTAAGTGCGAACACTAGTGGGTGGTTTGGTTCTACAGTCACCTGGTCGACTTTCTTTGGAGTATCGGGCTTGTTAATCCCGATAGTTGTAGTCCAAAAGACATAATTCCTAGCAATTGCTTGGTTATCTTGCAGACACTCTTCAGATAGGGTGGATAATTTATCTGCCCAAGTACCCGGTTTAACCTCCAGTAATGGAGGCATTCCGAGTACTTTATCTGGAAGAGACAACATGTCGGCTATCATCTTTCCATTTTTATGGTTAGATAATAACAGATCCAAAGACGGGCCGAGGAATTTATCCTCGTACCCTCTCTCACGAGATATCCTGACCAGTTCTAAGAACTGTTCAGGTTTATCTTGTACCGACTCCAGTAGATGAACGGGGAGACCCGTCACCTCTACGTGGTTTCGGAAATGCCTCTTAGCGAATTCGGCACTGCCGTCTTTACTTTGAGTACATTTAGAGAGTGAGATGGAAACACCGAGTCTACGGATAGTATCCGTATACAGCTTGTACACCTCTTCAGAGGAGTCAAGCGTATCATCACCTAATATAAGATATTTATAGGATTTGATTCCTAACTTATATGCGCACCATTGCTTTACAGCATGGTGACAGAGTGTTGATACCGGCCATGAGCTTAATAAACCCATGGGATTGCCACAACCGTATTTAACTTCCCCTTTTGGGTGAGCAAAATACCTGTTTGAGACAATTTGTTCCCATAACCTACTAACAGGTTCACCATATGCTGCACTTAACAAGCAGATCTCAAGTTTTCTTGGGAATCTGTCCGTAAATGCAGTCATATCAGAACTGTATAAGTTTGCTCCTAAACCTTTAACAAGTTTAGGAATCTCACATTGTCGATAGGTCACATCACTTGGTAGTCTACTTAATGCTTTCATCATGCTTGCATGAATTGATTGCAATGAAGTATTTGACCACCAATCTGCTATGGCGATAGTTCGTGTTTTACACGCCTTATCACTTAACAGAACGAGTTTGGACGATTTATAGTCCCCCTCGTGTGATTGGTATGAGTCTAAATCAATGAATGTTGAAGAAATTCTTAACATTTGTTTGATACTATCTAGTAACTTAGGTTCTTTCCGCAAAGCGGTCAGGTCCTTTATCGCTGAGATAGTAGCCGGACCATTTGGTCCTGCTTTATTACTCATCACAAGTTGTGATGGTACAAGCTTAGGTATTAACCTTAGCTTGTCCCAAGATCGGATGTAACAACTGATTTCTTCTATCAGATTTTCATCTGCAGTTGAATCACTTGTTATACTCTCAACATCGTAAACAGG